TATTAGCGATTGTTGGGTTCTATTTTGGTAGTGCTACAGCAGGAAATAAATCATGAAAAAACTATTAATTTTAATACTATGTGTATTGGCATCTTGCAAGTCGATATGTAAAACAAATGGTATGGAAACAACTCCAGATGTCTTAAATAAGACTACGGATACTATAATAGCAAAAGATACTACTGCTGATCTTCCAAAAGGAACTCACATAAAAACAGATCCAGAAAAAAAGACAGAAGTAACTCTAGAACATGATACCGTAGTCACTATAAAACCAGAATCAACACAAGAACCAATAATAGAAAAACCACAAGAAATTATTGTTCCAAAAAATACTACTGTAATTTTACCAGAAAATACTAGTATTCAAACTGCTGATACAACCAAGATTAATATTGAAGCACAGACCGAAGTACAATTGCCTATAGGCACAGAAGTAAAGATGAGTAGAGTAAATTGGTATGCTCTTTTATTTTATTTTACACTTATCTTTGGATTAGCATGGTATTATCTTCAGGGTAAAGGTGAAGATAAAGACGGTGATGGATTTGTAGATCCGAAGAAAAAGAAATCAAAGAGCGGAAAATAAAGTTTTACAAATATAAAAAGAATCGACTATATCAGTCACTGGACTCCCAACGAGTGTTTTGTTGGGAGTTATCATTTTATGAAGATCCAATCCAGTTTCTTTATGAAAACAATCAACCATCATTTGTTTGTCTGCATTGCCTTTTCCAGTTGCTAATTTTTTAACTTTGGTGGGTTCTATTATTTCTATGGGTATTGAATTCTGATACAACTTGTATTTTAATATTCCTGTATTTTCTGCAATATTAAAAACTCTACCAGTTGCATTGTATGCATATCCCTCTAAACCAATCATAGAGCATCCCATACAAATATCCATAACCCATTCTGAAATAGAATCATATCTTTCACAATCTTGATCATAATCAGAAAACAACTCTCCGTGAATATTCCCACGAAAAGTTGTTGCATACTTTTTTGTATCTGTTAAAAAATAAAAAGAACAATTTTCAAATTTAAAATCTTTTAATGTATCAAATATACAAATAGATGGACCATTTAAAGAATAATCAATTCCTGCTATTATCATACTATTATGTAGAAGTAAAGAAACAACCCCCAATGGGGGTTGTTTTTATTCGTAGAGGAATTGTTTATTTATCCCCAATTATCCAACAAAATTCCTAGATCAGCAGAATCAACTATTCCATTTCCATTCAAGTCGCATGGATTTTCTTTGAAAGATGCTTGTCCCCAAGCAGCGATCAACTGCGCCAAGTCTGAGGAATTAACAACACCATTCCCGTCGATATCTCCCACTCTCATATTTCCTATAACTGTTGCATTCGTCAGGATGCCCGTTGTGGGAAGACCAGCTATGTAACTACCGTAAACTATGGTTTTCTGTTGTGCATCTACAGTAATCTCGGGTATGAAATAAACATCACTTTGTGAGAATGAGGAAATAACCTTGAATCTTAGTTTTACGATCTGCACGGGTTCATCGATGATCCATACACTTCCCAATTTTCCATATCCATAGTACAAGGCATTTCCGTCTGCGGGTGGAATCGATTCGTTGATTCCCGTATAGTCACCACCGATGCCTTCGCAGTTTTGATATCCAGCAGGACATGGCATTCCGCTTGGAGGAACCCAAAGAAGAGGATGTGAACCGACATGAGAAAGACCGATAAACTGAAGTTCGTTTGGATTCCAACCAAATACAATATCTGCAACAAGATATCGTTGTGGTGTGGTCTGTGCCGAAGCGACAATCTGTACTTCTATCTCTTCATCTATACTGACTGCACCCGTTGGTGCAATCATAGTCAAATCGATCTTTGCGTTTGGATCTGTCTGTGCCTGAGCAGATATGGCGATTCCCAATGCAAGCAATATAGCGGTAAGTATTCTCATGTTTGTTCTCCTGTTGTTTTTGTTGTTTTAATTTTTAGAAATGTTCTGCTCAGTATATACATACACCCCAGTGCTGTACCACAAACTATAAGATAACGATTATTCTCAGGATCACCCCGCTGTCCTTCAATAACCCCAATCAATACTGGAGCAAGTGCTATCCAAAATTCAGTGGTTTTTGTTCCTGGTTTCTGTTCCATTTGCAATTCCTCATGGCAATGAAAATCCGCTCAGGTTTGTGCTATGCACACTCCGTGGCGGTAGAATACGATCCCCTAATTGTATAATTATTTATAAAGAAACAACCCCCCAGAGAGGGGGGTTGTCGGACCTGAGATGCGATCTCAAGTGGGGTATTGTAATATGTATGATTTTACCGACGACGACGACCGATAAGACCAGACATTCCGAGAAGGGCAATTGCCCCTGGTGTTGGAGCAGAAAGCACGAAAGCACCTCCTGCCGTATTACCAATGAATGTAGGAAGTGGTCGCCAATCGCCCCACTTGTTCTGTGCATTCTCATCAGTATACCAGAAATCTTGAACATTCTGACCCTGTGACCAAACAAATTGATCACCAGCAGCATCGTTCAGTTGTGCTCCGATGTTCATAAAATATGAACCTGAAGTAATCTGGAATGAAATTGGAACATAAAACTCATAGATTGCTTCACCAAAGAAATTAGTTTCTCCAGTTGCTGTTGCTGTGATGTTTTCCAAATCAATCTTTTGATTCGTTACTTGAGTTTCGAATCCAGTATTAAAAACAACGATTTGGAAACAATCAATGTTTGAAATTCCTTGACCATTGAAACCATTCATGGAACCCCACCAACGCAAAGATGATGTGGTATACGAGTCCTCAAGATCGAATCCTTGAGCACCACTTTGTGCATAGGTATATGCACCCTTGGAATCAAATGCATCAGAGTAGAAACCAACCGTGTCAACAACTGGATTGTTGATCACGATAAACTCTGCATTTGCAGTTGAACAAAATGAAACAGCAGCAACGATTCCCGACTTTACAAACTTATCCATTAGCACACTCTCCTTATATTTGTCCCCACCTTATTCTTCACCATTGAAGATAGTCTGTGGAGATCTGTATGACAATATTATACCATAAAATTTGTAGATGTCAAGCCGTAAGGTCAACTAATTCACACTTATCTCCACTACAAGCAAAGGTTTGTGTACTTACAGTTTTATCTTCTTTTTCATACATCTTAAGTTTAGACCAATCTACATTCTTTGGCATTTCCACAGATAAAGCAGTATATGCGATCTCAGTGCATTCCTGATATGGTGCTTGGCGATATGAGTGATCGGAGTGTGGCAAGAAAGAAATACCACTAATCTCATCAAAGTGCTTATAAACCCATGCACCCACTTCCATCCATTCTTGTTCTCTTACAGAAACAGTGATTGATGGTTTGTGTTCGCACCAATGTCTTTGATATGTCAACCAAAGTTCAAGGTGTTCAATTGCACTCATGTCGTTACGAGTAACTGAACCAACTGCTTTCATTGGAAATGAGAATACCATAGTATGATCTGGTTTCATGACACATGGTTCAGCGGGGAACCCCATGTCAATCATCATTTGGCAAAGTGGATCTTTGCGATCAGCACGAACTGTACGAATATAATATTCGCTGTGACGAGCATGAATTCCTGATGCTGCATCGGTTAATTGACTTACAGTTCCTGATGGTTTGACACATGTAATAGCAGCAGCAGGATTGATTCCAATCTTTTCTGCCCATTCTTTATTCGTATCAATTGCAATCTTCTTTAAATCATCCAAAACACCAGCAAGTAATTTATGATCCTTGCTTCCCATTAAAATATTATCAAGAATACCTGTCAATGATACTCCAAGCAATGCTTCTTCTTGACAATTCTTTTTCCACTCTGATGAGAGATATGGGAAGTGTGTAAGAGATGCTTGGAATGTTCCAAGAATCGAAGCAATGCGAATCTTTCTAGCAATATCGTTTTGTGTATCTTCTGGACGAATTACAACTTCAGTAAGGTTGCAAAATTCACGATCACGAAGAATAATCTCAGAGCAAGGATTTGTGCCAAACTCATAAGACGAATTGCGACGATCTCCCAACTTAGAAACAGTTCTACGGCAAGCATCACGATTGAAAATACCGCGTTCTCCACTCTTTGATTTATAGAGCGAAACCCACTCGTCCATGAACACTCCAATTTCTGGTTTCTCCTTATATGCTACAGAATTATTAGCAAGTGCTCTTTGTGGATTTGCTTCCCACCAAGCACCAGACTTTGCATCTCTCATTCTTTCATCCGTGAGATTCGATAGGCTAATAAGAGCAGATCTACGGACTCCTCCGACCACGACAATTTCTGCAATCTTACATACGATGTCGTGGCATTCGATTGATGTGAGTTTTCTTCCTGCTGCTCTCTTAAAAGTATCACAGGTGAATTTGAAAAGATCTTCAAGAGGTCTTGGTCCACTTGCTCTCCCACCAAAAGTTTTGAGTCTTGCCCCAGAAGGACGAACTTTTGATATATCCCACTTTGGTATTTGACCTCCAATGAGTAAGGAGATAAGTTCCTTATAAGCTTTAGCCCAACCAGCCTTGCTATCTTCCACGATGATCGTGGTATCGCTAGGACTAAAGTGTTCAGCGATTGTAGGAAGTTTTTCAACATATTGTCTCTCCACGGAGAATCCGACACCAGTTCCACACATTAAAATGTATAAAATCTCATCAAATGCTCTTACGCGATTGATGGCAACATATGAGCAGTTGTATCCTGCTGTATTGTCTCGTCTCAGTGCTTCTCCTGCGGTCATTAATGCTCGCATGGAAGGCATTACTTCAAGATTGAGAACTGCATTCTCTAGTTCAGAACGAAGTTCTGATGACATTATATAACTATTTTGTTCTTTTAGTTGAACTTCGAAGAAGTCAAAATATCTCTTGACTGTTTCTTCCCACGATTCTCTACGCTTTTCCTTTTCAATCCAACGAGCATATCTCGAAGTGTGAATAAATTTTTGATAATCTGATGGCAATTCTTTCATAACAACTCCTTTAAACTGGTATCTTATGTATTCGTCGTAAGCACACTCCAGGATTCAGGAAACCAAGGTTCAATTATTTTTCCAATAGCCCTTGCATATTCCTGAACTTCCCACTGTGCATGTGGATCAATTCTTTGCTTATACACACGCGCATACGCTGGTAGAGATCCTGTCCACCACCATTCTGTATAGACTCCCTGTGGGAGAACAAACCTTGCTTGCTCGGGTGCTACTCCTGCCTCTAGCAAGTCATTGTATGCTTCTATTGCAGACTCCGCAGAATCACGATAGATCTTATCGATAGTCATCTTTACCTTTGGATCTTCAATAAAATCTTCCGATCCCTGCTTTGCTCCGTTCGTTGGTTTACCACGAAAGAACGGATAATAAAGATCTGGTTCGTATGAAACATATCTGCGAGAAACTTCATTTTCCGTGAACCCAACCTTGTGTTTAAAAAGTTGTGTACGAATTGAAATGGGTGCTTTAATTCTCAGCGTAATAGATGTGTGTGCGAACGGAGTCCAATGATTATGATCTGCAAGATACTTTACAAGTTTAGAATCTTTCACAGAAAGCACATGTCCTTTGTCCCATTCACTTTCTTTATTGAATGAAACTCTTGCTGCATTAACTATAGTCAAATCGTTACCCATATGGTCAACATATTCGACAAACCCAGAATCAAGGACTGTAATTCTTTCAGTTTTCATTTTTAAATTCCTTCAAAAAGTCTGATGTCTCTCCCAAAACTCGTTTAATTTGTTGGATTGCAAATTCTATAAACTTTGGATCGTTTTTGATATATTTTGTTATTTTCACAAAATGTTCCCAATCATTCATATCAAAGGAATCATAATCCAACTCTCTAGCATGACGAACAAAATTTGACAAATAGTTCTTCATCCCCAAAGGATCTTCTTTATTTGTCTTTTTCTTTTCCATCCATGCTTCGGTTGCTTCTTCCTCATTTCCAAGTTTATTTACTAGATTGTTGAAATTCATTTCCCTCTTGCGAAGTGTTGAATACAGTTCTTCTAGAAATTTCTTATTGTCTTCATGCCAATATTGTAAAGTAACACCATCTACTTTTGAAAAGGTCTTACCATAATCAACTGCCCTGTAAAACAATTCTTCGTTAGTTTCTCTAACATATTCACTAAATTTAAAATGAAATTCAGCAATTGTAATCAAAGTATCATAATCTTCTTTTGAAATTTTCATTTACATTTTCTCCATGAATTATATGCAAGCATAGCAGATGGTCCACTGTGTGTGTTGGTTTGGATTATATCATAGACATTCATTCCATTCAACACCATATCATTGATATCTTTTTCTTTGATGTGTGGGGGAAAAATACAAACCTTTTCATTTCTCTCAATTAACTTTTTGAGTGTGTCTGCGACTGATTTGTTTCTAGGTTCATTGTCGAGAACAAATAACAAATTTTCATTTTGAAATTTTTCTCGTATCTCTAAAAAGTTTCCAACACCCAAACATGCAATTGCATTTGGAAGAAACAAACTGTCGAATGGTCCTTCAACAACAATGATTGGTTTGCTTTTATTTAGTTTCTCTATGCCGTATGTTAATTTTAATTTTTCATTTTTCTTAAGAGTTATATACTTTGGTTTTGCATTTGTAAGAGTTCTCCCCTGAATACCAATACATCTATTGTGTTCATCATAAATTGGTATTATTATTCTTTTGTCATTTAAAAGTTTATAATCGGGATTAAACTTATTGGCAAGATCACCAAATGTTTCAGTGAACCCAATATTTCTTCCGTGTGTTGGCAATTTTCTATTTTCTATAAATTTGACTGCCTCATGCGTCTGTGGAAGTTTTTCAATCAAATCGTACTGGGGCGTATCGAATTTGCTTTCGATGACTACCACCTGTCTCTCCTCTATCTTCTCGGTCTTATCCTTAAATCTCTCAAGGCAATATTCTTGAAATAAAGGTGGAGATACAATTTCTAGAAATTTATAAATGTTAAAAGATATTCCACAATTGTGACATTTGAAAAAATAAGAATTTTCAGAGACGAAAAAATATCCTCTCGCCTTATTCTTATTGACTTCAGAATCTCCACAAATTGGACAACGACAATTTGCCAAATTGTCTTTTTTCCATTTAAATTTCTCCAAACGATTGGATACTAAATTTATATACTTTTTATCAAGATATGATGACATTAAAAATTCCAATCATCTGTTTTTGATTTTTTAAAGTTATCTTTAGTTTGTGTAAATGTTTGTGCTGGTTGTGGTGTAGGTGTTGTATTGTTCTTAATATCAAATACTTTCATCTTGGCACGATTAATACCAAGAATAAACTTACGATTCACCGCAGTATCATTGTACCTGTTCTTCAATTGCTTGACCATGATCTGATTCATCTCTGCCAATTCTTCTGTAGAGATGAGAGCAAACATGAAATCAGCAGTGGCAGGAAGACCGAAAGATTCAGAAGTATCTTCAAGACCTACATCCGAATTTGAATATCCAGATCGTGTAGTCTGTGTTGCACTGAAGATAGGAACACCATATTCAACTGCAAGACCACGAAGTTCTTCTGCGATTGATTTGATATATGTGTATGAATTTATATTGTTACCATTTTTTAGTCTGGCAGATGCACAGATATTCAAATAATCAATGAAAATGATATCTGGTTTAAACTTTCGCTTCAACCACAATTCATCAAGCAAAAATCTAAAATGATTTACATTTGCAGTTGCTGTGGGATATTCCTTGATAATTAGTTTTCCCTTGACTCCAGCACTTAGATTTTGAATTCTTTTTTCATATACTGTCTTTGGCAACTCTTTCAAATTATCCAAAGTGATGTCTAACAAATTTGCATCTATTCTCTCTGCAATTCTCTCTTCTGCCATTTCACATGTTATATACAAAACATTTGCATTCTGTTTCAAACAATTCGCTGCATGGTGGCAAAGAAACAAGGACTTACCGACACCTGTTCCTGCCATAACGATATTAAGAGTCTTTGTAGGAGTTCCGCCATTTGTGATTTGATTAAAGAAATCCAAGTCAAATGGAATTTTCTTTTCAACTGTGTGATAAAAATCATAACGCTGTTCGTAATCTTCAATGTAATCATGTCCAATGTGGATATCAAATGATACGGCGAGTGCTTTCGATAAGATATCAGGAATTGAACCATGAGACTGTTGAGATTTTCCATCAATGATTTGAATGGATTCCATAATTGCATTGTACACCGCTTTCTCTTTACAGAAAGATTCTGTTTCATTCACCAACCAATCGACATCACAAGACTCTTTATTAGTTGAAATTTCTTCAACCATATTAGATATCCTCTTAAGTTCATCCTGTGTAATTGATTTATTTTTATCTAGAATAATATATAACGCTTCCTTGGTTGGAAGGTTGTTATATTTTTGAATAAATTCATGAATAGTTTCAAAAACAAATTTAACACAGCGATCATGAAAATACTCCCTCTTTAAGAAGGGAGTAACTTTTCGTGAATAGGATTCGTTTTTTAGTAAATTGTGTAGAATGAGTTTTTCAATATCTGTCATTATTCTTCCTCAGTTTTGGTTTCAGCACCATAACTGAATTCATTATACACTGCCTTGTCGATCAGATCAAGTATATCCTTTGTAAAATACTTTTCTGGATTATCATAAATTGTTTTTTCAAAAACTTTCGATCCATCTGGAAGTTCAATTCTTGTAGAATTTTTCTTAAAGATTCCAGCATCGACAGCAATGTCTACAAGACCATAATATGGATCAAGACCAGTATCATAATTTAAACGAACATCAATTTGTTTATTTTCTTTTGTAAACCTACCCTTGTAAAGTTTACAATGAATAATATTACCAACAACTTCTCCATCGGCATTCTTGTCTTTCTTCTTTGAAAGATAAACAATAGTCGATGCAGCATACTTAAGACCTGTACCACCACCCATCTCGGACATTGGAACATAAGCACCAACTACTTGATAAGTGTGATTCGTCATAATCATTGGAATCTTTGCAATGCCAAGTTTGACTGTGAGAACACGGAAGGTAGACTTCACAATCTGTGCGCGAGTCATGTCTCGCGTCTCCTTTCCTTCCGCAGTATCATTCATCTCTTTAGATGTTGACAACATTCCAAGAGAATCAAGAACAATCATTGTTCGCTTTCTGTTCTCCTTTGGAAGTTCAAGATATTTGTCAACAATGGTAATTGCTTGGTGACGGAATTCTTCTACAGTTGATACTGGAAATACTGCAATCCGCTTTGGATCAATTCCACGATTCTTGAACATTTCAGATGTCACTGCTTGTTCAGAATCAAAGTAAAGAACAACTGCATCTGGATTGTCATTTAAAAACTTTGACACGATTGAAAGAGTAAAATAAGTTTTACCCGTCGAAGATTCACCTGCCAAAGCAGTAATTTTATTATCTGGCATTCCAGAGTAAATACTTCCACTCAATAATCCATTCAAAAGATAAGTTCCAGTGTCAACAAATCCACTGACATCTGATCCTTCCAACCCATCGCTAACCAAAGACGCATATTTGTTTCCTGACATTTTAACCATTGACGATAAGAAGTCGCTCATATATTCCTTTCAACCGAATAGGTTTTCTAGTGTATTTTTCTTTTCTGTTGACCAACCGATAATATCCAAAATAGAAGTCAAGGGATCGATGAATGATTTTTCAAATTGTAACTTGTAATCAATATATCCTTCCAACTTAAATTCCTTTGGAAGAACATTTGAAAATGAAATAACTTGATCCTTTCCCATCGCACCACCCAACGGATTTGGTGTTTTCAACATGAGAAATTTAATCTTATCACCCTCTTGTATTTTACGATACTTTTTACTGATCTTGAATAGATCAATGTAATGATTATAGATCAAAGCACCCTTGACTGCAATGGGTGTTGATTTTTTATAAATTGTTCCACGATCAGAGTATTTATTCATTCCGTTTACACTCCTAGGAAATGCAATGTCCTCTGGGGGTAGAGAATAAAACTCTTTGCGACATGACTCTACGAAATCAATCATGTCTTGTTCTGTACCATTCATTGTGATGTTGATTGCTCTCTTCAAATGCTTACGAACAAATTCAGGAGTTGAACTACGAGTAGTTTCAATTCCCATGATTTTGAGTTTTGGTTCAGAATAACGAACACCTTCAGAATCCAATACATTCAACATGTATCTTTTCTTAGCAGTCCAAATTCCCTTATCCGCAATTACTTCTCTACCCATTTGCATTTTGTTTTCATATGCATTCATAATCTTGGAAAGTTCTTTAAATTTCTTCTCAATAAATGGAAGAATAATTTTCTCAGAACAATTATCCAAATAATCTGTTTTCTTTTTGGTAGACTCATTTGGAATAAACTTTTGAACCAAACCACTGAGATTCAAATATACAGAATCTGTATCAGAAGCAATTACATAATCAACACCATTAGTTCCAACGGTTTGATTTATAAATTCGTTGAGTTTATTTCCAATCCACTGAATAGACAACTGACCCGACAGAGTGATTGCCTCTGCGAGTTCAGTTGAATAATATCTGAAATACTGATTTCCTATAGCACCATAAGCAGAGTTCAATTGAATCTTACGAACAAGTTGGAAATTATTATACTTAGAGATATCCAACTCTGTTTGTCTTTTAAGTTTTAACAATTGATCATCTGATAATTTAGAATAATCCATAAAGTATAGTATACCACACAAAAATCAAAAATCAAGACAAAGTAAGAAGATACTTTGTAGTATTTACGATTGAAAGCATTTCATCACGAATATTTAGGAGATCGCTATCATTTTCATTTAGACTATTTGGAAGATCATTTTGTAGATAATTTCCAAAGGCACTTAAAACCATAAGTGGTTTTGCTTTGTCATAATTGCTTACAGAAATTGTAAAATCCCCAGCAATTCTTTTTCCATATTTACCCATATATGTTTCAACAAAAGAATCTATAAGAGCATCTAAACCTTCATATGCCTTTCCCAGTGCTTTGTGTTCTGAATACGAATGTGTTTGCCAATGAAGTATCCTCAATTGACTTTGTACTTTAAGAAAAATATCTACATTAAACATAAGTTATCCTTTCGATCTTATATTTATAAAGTCAATTTCCATACTCCATCTAATATTATTCCATTTCCAGGAACATCTTCTGGTGTTACCTTTTTTACAGAATAACATTGTGATAATTTCATACCAGATCTAAGTTTATTTAGACTGTCGCACTCATCTACCGCATTTGTTTTCTTTTTAAACACAAGAATACCCTTGCGGGGTTCTCCCGAAGGGTCTTTCATGTTATCCATCACAAAATTGTCTTTATCAGTAACTATTCCATACATTATAAGAATCCATTCTCTTCATCGAAGCGAGTGATCGCTTCCAGAGCGTATTT